GTAATGTGCCGGCTGAGGAAATAGAAAGTGCCCGTGCAGAAATGGACGAGCGTACCTTTGAACAAGAGTTTATGGCAAGTTTTGTAAACTTTAGTGGATTGGTATACTACAAATGGACTGATGACCTAATACAAAAGAAAAGTGTACCATTGATTGAACGGCGTACACAGGTACACATTGGTTGTGACTTTAACGTTAGTCCTCTAACTGCAGCCATTGCTGTTATAAATGACGACCGTGTTCATTTCTTCGATGAGATTAAAATGGACGGAGCCAATACATATGAATTGGCAGATGAATTAAAGAGACGGTATGGAGATTATCGTATGATTGCATATCCAGATGCCAGTGGTAGTGCAAACAAAACTTCAAGCGTAAACAGTGATCACAATATATTAAGACAGGCTGTCATAGCAGTAAGAACAGGAAGGCGTAACCCAAGAGTGGAAGATCGTATTGCAAGTGTAAACATGCTGATGCAGAATAATCAATTTAGTATCAGTCCCAATTGTACACACACGATTAAAAGTTTAAGTTCGCATACCTATTTGGAAGGTACAAGAGTACCGGATAAACGGAGTGGCCACGACCACATGGCTGATGCTGTGGGTTATTTGGTACACACACTCAAGCCTATCCGCAGACCTGCACAACTGCCGGTTGGTCCGCAACGATACGGACATTTTTAATAAATACTACATACCTAGGAGAAAATACCCATGATGGATTTGGATCAACTACAACAAACGCATTCAGGATATCGCGAACATGCTGAGCAATCAAACTTTCATTATAAAAGTTATATAGGTGGCGAACTATACAAACGGGGCGAATACTTAACCAGATATATTGGTGAGGAAAACGGACCAGGAGATCAGTACACCAAGCGTTTGCACAGTACACCATTGGATAACCAAGTAGCAACAACAATCGATATCTATCGTAGTATGTTGTTCAAGAACTTACCACAGCGAACACTAGGTTTGCTTAGCAACAATCCGCTAGTGGATGACTGGATGAAGGACACAGACCAAGAAGGCCAAAGCATGAACAGTTTCATGAAGACTGCAAATGACTTGGCAATGGTAATGGGCAATGTTTGGATCCTGGTAGACAAACCAAGTTATGCTGTTGAAACAGCAGCACAAGAACAAGAGATGGGCATACGTGCCTATACTGTTATGTACTCACCTACAAATGTACTGGACTATGTTTATGAGCGTAATGTAGCAGGTAAAAAAGTTTTAGAATATATTAAAGTAGTTGAATCAAACAATAACTTTGAAACTAAAATTACTTGTTGGTATGCAGATACAGTTTGCAAGTACACCATTGGTAAAGATGATTTGGGTAACTTAACAGAGATAACAGAATTTAATGAATACAAAAACCCATTGGGCTATGTACCTTTTGTGTGCCACGCACCATTAAAGTCACCAGAGATGGGCATGGGATATAGTTTGGTTGCTGATGTAGCAAATGCACAGAAATATGTGTACAACTTGTACAGTGAATTGGAACAAACAATCCGTATCAGTAGTCATCCAACATTAGTAAAAACACCTAGTGCAGATGCAACAGCAGGTGCGGGTGGTATTGTAACTATACAGGAAGATATGGATCCAAACTTGAAGCCATATGTACTACAAAGTTCACCAGCAACAGTAACTGGTATATTGAGTACAATACAGGAAGTAAGTGAGAGTGTAAAACGCATGACACACACATCAAGTTTTCAGGCAACAAAAGAAGCCAAGAGTGGTGTTGCACTAAAAGTAGAACAAAACTTACTGAGTGCAAGACTGAGTGACATAAGTGATACAATTCGTGAAACAGAAATAAAACTGTGGAATATGTGGGCAGACTGGCAAGCGGTAACACTGCCAGAAGACTTTGAGATCATTTATAGTGATATGTTTGATGTTACAGATGAAACTGTAGAACTAGACTTCCTATTAAAAGCACGTGCAAGTGGTGTACAGAGTGCAGCATTCCAACATGAGATAGATAAAAAGATTGTACAACTGGTTGTTGAAGATGACCAATTTGCAAACCAAATATTTGAAGAGACTGAAGATACTGATGCTTTTGAACCTCACGATATGGTATCGCCGTCAGGTGAACTTGTGAGAGCAAACACTGAACAGGATCATTTAACCTTGATGGATCAAGGCTACACACATTTGGATGACTAATGGACGCTCGTAAACACGCACAGGTCATAGATCAGGTAACTGATGACATTCAGGCTGGAGTATTTGATAATATAAAAGCATTGGAAAATAGGTTAGCAACTATCGTTGCTAGTGGTGTAGACGTTACTCAGTTGCGAACATCAATTGTAAATGAATTCGAACAATACAGTGCAAGTATAAAAGCAGAAACAGGCCTAGTAAAACAAATAAGTGAAGATGTAACGGCTGACACGGGTAGAACTGTAGAAGATGAAAGTGCAGAATCAGCATTGGCAGAACAAACTGGTAATCAAGTAGCACAACAAGTACGCAATGGTGCAGAGGGTGTAATTACAGCCTTAACATTGGCAGCGGCTGCAGGTGCAGGCGGAGACCAATTGGCAAAAATAGCACGTGCAAGAGTAAGTGGTGTATTCATGGAAACAGAAGACCAACTTACTAAAAAAGCACAAAGAACACTTACTCGTCTGTTAGCAAGTAAAACAAGTGATACAGAAGAAATAAGAAAGGCCACAAAGGTCATAAGGGAAAGACTTACGGATGTAAATGTAACTAACAGTGTTAGAGACTTAACATCCAAGGCAGTACAAGACACAGTCATGCAATTTGATGGTGCATTTATAAAAGGCAATGCCACACGTAGAGGCATCACACGATATAGATATGAAGGTGGTATTGTAGGAGATAGTAGAGAATTTTGTAGACAGATGGAAGGCGAAGTGCTGGACGAAGAAACAATATACTCTATTTGGGACGACGATTGGCAGGGCAAAGAGCCTGGAGACCCATTTGTAGTAAGAGGCGGCTATAATTGTCGTCACTTCTGGGTGCCAGTTGAAGAGGATGAATAAATAAACATATAACAAGGATACTGATATGACAGATGAAAATCATAGTAATACTGAAACAACAGAGACTGGTGCTGTTGAGCAGGAATCAAGCCAGGAACAGAGCAAAATGTTCAGTCAACAACAGTTGGATGAAATCGTTGCAAAACGAGTGGCACAGACAAAAGCCAAATACTCTTATGAGCCAGATGAGGTTGCAGAATTACGCAAGTTCAGAGACTCAGTAGAAGAGGAGCAACTAATCAAGCGTCAAGATTTTGACAAAGTACTTGCTAAACACCGAGAGAAATCTACTGGTGAGATCAATTCATTAAGAAGTGAACTTACTAATATTAAAGTAGATGGTGCCCTGGTGTCATCAGCAAGCAAAGGTGGTGCAATTGCACCTGATCATGTTGCAGCATTGTTAAAGACCCAAGTCCAGTTGGATGAGGCAGGCAAAGCAATTGTAGTTGATAACGAAGGTAAACCTAGATACAACGAAGATGCAGAACCAATGTCAATAGACCAACTAACGGCAGAGTTTTTAGCAAGTAACCAATTTTTTAAGTCTGCAGGTCCTGCAGGCACTGGCAGCGAATCTAATGTCGCCACGAACAAACAATCAACAGAAGTTGATTTGTCCAGTTTGGACTTAACTACCGTAGAAGGCCGTGAAAAATATAGAAAACTTCAGGCAAGCGGTAAATTATTATAAAGGTGAAGCAAAATGGCTTTTAATACAGCATATGACCTAGACGCAATGGTCGTAAACACAAAAGCAGCGACAGTATACGCTGCACACGAAAACTCACTGTTCCTATCAGGCGCTATGATCCCAACGATCAACTTACCAGCAGGTTCAATCACTGCACAAGTACCGCTAATGGGCGAAGTAACAGCAGAAAAAATTACATCAGCAGACCCTGATGCACTAGACGATTTTACAGCACTAACTGTAACAGATACTCCTAAAAACATCGAAGCAAACATTTATGCTGCTCGTCATGTACTAAGAGATCTAGGTGGTATTGATCCACAAGAAACTGGCCGTGTATTGGGTAACGCAATCCAAGCATCATTTGATGCAGACGTTGTTACAGCAATGAACGGTTTCACAGCATCAACATCAGACAG